TCATCCCACATGCGAACACGGTCAAACTTACCAGTCTTTAGATATCTCTTGAGAATGACACCTTTGTTGATGTGGGCGGGTCCAGACTTTGAGACATTACCTGCACGTTCTACATAGACTTTATCAATCGGAAATCCATGGTCACGAAACGTCTGTAGAAACTCCTTATGGTCATCAAAATCTGACCGAGCAGTAAGAATAATCGAATGTGAGTTTTCGGTCTGTCTTGCGACGATGTTTTTGGCGTTATTCAGAACTGTGCTGATAGGCTTGAATGTATCACGAAAGATTTTGCCTGATCTAAACTGAGCAAAGTCAAACTTTTCGTCTGGCGCTAGTTTGTAAGAATTGAACTCGCCAGGTTCCAGTATCTTTACTGTCTTACCATCCTTGACAACACCAACTCTGGCCGATGTTCGACCAAGAGTGTCATCGATATCCCACACATTTAATGTACGGATTTCTTTATTCATTTTGACCAGTTCTTAGTAGCATTGAAGTTAGCTTGTGAAAATTCCAATCTATCAATCAACTTGACAGCCTTGCCTACATGATCAATAGCAACAAAACCTTCTGGTGCTGTAACTTGTAATCCAGTTGAATCGATTCTAAGATATGTACCTAAAGAATCGCGGACTGTCTGGAGTTTCTTGACAATCATGTTCTTTGCTTTTGTTAGCAAGTTTTGTAAATCAAATATCTTCTTCAATTCATTCTTGTTGCTTGTATAGAAACGCATCACGATATTCTTTTCTTGCTGTCTCTTGGTCTTTGTATCAGCCTTCTTTGCATCGGTAATGTTCTTGTTCAACTTTCTTTCGACTTCTAGAATGAGTCCTTGAACGTGAGCGGCAGTATTAGTAATCTCTTGACCTTCACGAACTTTGGAATTATTCCATGCTTTGATTTGAGTTTTATATCCTTCGTTCGTAGCAATCTCATTTAGTGTTCTTGCTGAGATTGTTCTGAACAATGTGCCTGCTTGTGATAGAAGACCATTTAGTTCAGCCGTTTCTGATGCAGTAAATGTGGCTGTACCAGATGCATCAACAAAAGATGCATCGCGGAACCAGACGTTCTTTGACTGTCTAAGATTTCCAATGTCAGCACCAAACGATGCCTTCATATTTTCCATACTATCTCCAGAATAAGTCGTATGCCATACTATGCCTATTTTAGCAGATTTTATCTGTTTTGCAAGTGAAGAATCTGATGGTACGGTATATACGATTGTGTTCGGCTGAAAAGTGATATAATCTTTTCCATCAATCTTTTCTGACTTCAAGTCTTCTTTGGTAAACATCATGTCGCCTTGAAGCACTCCATCAATGCCAAGTTCAGGAAGATATTGTAGAGCAGTCTTTAACTTTTTGTTTAGACCACTACCAGAATAATTGTTGTCAACGTCATCGTTCGTATAGTTCAACTTTGCATTCTTTGCGAACACGCCTTTGGTGCCCACAAAGAACTTTCCATTCTCTGGATTAATACCAGCAAATATGGCTGGTGCACCATCCCACTTTGTTGTGAGATTTAGAGTTTTACCAGAGGCATGACCAGAAAGCATATCACGAAGAGACTGTAAAAAGGATATCGCACCTCTTGTGCCAGAAACTCCTCCATTGAGTACCTCGTCCTCTAGGTGTTCTAAGTGAAGATTTTTGCCTTCTTTGGATTCTGTTAGATAGTCTTGATATGCCAACATCATACTTGAAATCCTAACTTGTCACCAGGTCTACCAACATAATTTTTAGACCTAAAAGTGACACGCTTCTTTAGTTTTTCTTGTTCTTTTTTTTCTTTAGGCGTTTCAACTAATTTCCATTCCGCAGTACCATCATTACCCATTCTAAACTTTACATAAAAAACTTTTGTATTTGTAGCATCAGCAAATATAGGCGTAAAGTCTAACTGTTCTCTTGATACTTGAACTATTGCGTCTTCACACTTTTGTCTGACTTCTTCGGTATAATCATCATTTTTTAGCCAATCAAATGCCTGTTTGAATCCATTCTTTTTCATCCACATTCCAGCAGATATTGGACCTTGCTTTGTCGATTCTTTGTCAAGAATTTCAATTATATTATACTGAGGAGTATCTTTCCATTTTTTTAAAAGTTTTTTATCATTATTAATTAAATTAAAAACATCTCCAGGTTTCAAAGTGTTTGTTGATTCGCCAGATTTGGCAGATATTTTAAATTCTCTATTATTGTCTGTGATTTTATAATCAAGCAAAGGCTCATTTGATCTTCCAGGAATATGAACTATTGCTGATTTAGAATCTATAGGCAATAATCCTTTAGACATAACTGCTATTGGACCAAGAACTTCACCAAAATCATTGTTTATTGTATTAAGAGAAATACCTACCATGTCATTAGAGAGAAGTTTTTGAATTTTGCCCTTTGTTGAACTTGAAGGACTAGATGTATTTTCTACAAGCATTTTTAAAAATTCTTTTTGAATGTCAGTTAACTTTGCTGTACTTTCAATTGCAGACAAAACTCTTGATGTGTAAGTACGAAATGATATATCAACATCCACAATTCTGTTAGAAGATGTCCCAAAAAGTCCAGGTTTCAATATTATACTTCCACCAGAAGATTCAGGTTTTAGTTCAAATTTAGTGTTACCTATAGTTACGAAGCCAGGACTAGGTTTTGAACCACCAGAAACTTTGCTGTATTTTGCTCCATATTTCTCAAAGAGCTTTGCAAATTCTTTTAGTGATTCTGCTCTATCTGATCTAGATTTTGTAGGTCCATAAAGTATTACTGATCTTTGACTTATTATCGTATATTTGGAAAGACCAATGGAATTTAAATTTTTCTTAAATGCCGAATCGGTCATTTTAGGTATAAGATTTGTTATTGTGGTTGCTGCCATATCAATATCTCTTTTTACTTATTTATCTTCTTTTTCCTCAAACTCTTTCCACTTGTCCAATGGGCAGGAAACAAAGGGTAGCAAAGTCTTGTAGTCCATAAAGCATCCACATTCAGAGCATTGTGAGTTTTTAGGATTGAATTTATCACATCCTCTGCAAACAGAAAGTCTTTCTTCTGAGATTTTAAATCTGTTTTTAAAAAAGTTCTTCATAACAAGTCTCCTAAAATTGATTATATATAACTATGTATATCATCATGGAGTACATAATGTCTAATAAAATCTTTGTGCAAATTGCTGCCTATCGTGATCCAGAACTTCTTCCAACAATCCGCGATTGTATTAAACGGGCTGATAATCCAGAAGACCTTGTATTTGCTATTGCCTGGCAAAGGTCTAAGGATGATGCTTGGGACACTCTGGAAGAGTATGTAAATGATCCTCGATTCAAGATCCTCGACATTGACCACAAAGATGCAAAAGGAACATGTTGGGCTAGACACGCATTAAATGAGTTGTACGACGGCGAAAAATATACGCTGCAATTGGACAGTCACCACAGATTTGTTCGTGGATGGGATACCAAGTGTAAGAAGATGTTGGACGATTTGATTACTGCGGGTTATTCTAAACCTTTACTTACTGCATACGTTGCATCTTACAATCCAGAAAATGATCCAGGCGATAGAGTAAAAGAAGTTTGGAGACTCACTTTTGATAGATTTACTCCAGAAGGAGTAATATTCATGTTACCAGCGATGGTAGAAGATATTGAAGTTTATAAGTTACCTATTCCTACCAGATTCTTCTCTGCTCATTTTATGTTTGCTTTTGGACAGTTTGTCAAAGATGTTCCATATGATCCAAATCTTTATTTTCATGGTGAAGAGATTACAATGGCCGTTCGTGCATATACGGCAGGATACGATTTGTTTTGTCCTAATGAACTAGTTTGTTGGCATGAATATACAAGAAAAGGTCGCGTTCGTCACTGGGACGAAAAAAATGATTGGGAAAAAAGAAACGATATATCATTAAAGAGATCGAAGCAACTTCTTGGTGTTGACGGCGACAAAGCAGACTATGATTTTGGCGTATACGGATTCGGAACAGTTCGCACAAAAGAAGAATATGAAGACTATGCGGGAATAAGATTCGAAGACCGAGCGGTTCAGCAATATACTTTGGAACATTATGATCCACCAAATCCTATCTACAGAAATGAGATTGCCAGAAAGAAGTCATATAAAAACATCTTTAGACATTGTATTGACCTTTGGAAAGAAGCTTTGCCAAAATTGCCAGAAAATGATTACGATTTTTGGGTCATCGCTTTTAAAGATGAAAAGGGCGAAGATATGTATAGACAAGATGCAGACAGAGTAGAAGTTTTAAATATTATGGAAAATCCAGAAACTCTTGATGGTGATTTTTACAATATATGGAGACAGTTTGATACAAAAAAGAGGCCACACAAATGGATTGTATGGCCTCATAGTGTGAGTAAAGGATGGTGTGATCCCATAGAAAACACCATTCCTGATATTTAAGACTTCATACCAGCAGTAGCACGAAGCATCCAACCGTGCTTCTTGTGAATGTCCATACGGTCTTGCAGAAAGTTGGCCAAACCTAGTTCGCCTTCTTTATCTGCAAGATCGTATGCTTGTTTGAGTGCATCAAGGATGATATTATTATCATTGATTAGAATCTGAAACATTCTT